TGGCTACTACAACTACGAGTAACCTTGAATCTGCACAAAGAGCATTGGGGATTTACTATGACAGAATTGTTATAGAATCCCTTCAACCTAATCTTTATTTTGAACAATTTGGAACAATTGTAGGTGTTCCTCAGGGTAATTACACTTCAAGATTTTTCACATTTAACAGAATTTTAACTTCTTCTGTAACTACACTTACAGAAGGAAACCCTCCAACTGGTATTGCTGTTTCTGTTAATGGTATTGATACAACTCCAACCCAATACGGGGTTAGTGTTGAAATGACAGATTTAGTTGCTTTAACTGCTGTTTTTGATTTGATAAATATAACCCTTACTGAAGTTGGTAAAGCAATGGCAAGAAGAATTGATGAAGTTATTCAAACAGTTGTTAATGCTGGAACAAATGTTATTTATCCTGGGAATAAAACATCAAGAGCAGCTTTAGCGGCTGGAGATTTATTTGATTCTGATTTAGTGAGAAGAGCTGCTGCTAGATTAAGAAAAAACGCTGCTCCAGAATTTTCACAAAGAGGAGGCGGTTATGTCGCTGTTACAACTCCAGATGTAGTTTTTGACTTAAAATCCAATACGTCAGTTGGTCAATGGATGGATATGCACAAATACGCCGCTCCTGAAAATATATTTACTGGAGAAGTTGGTTCAATTGACGGTGTAAGATTTGTTCAGTCTCCTAATGTTCAAACTTTTTCTTCAAATGTAACAGTCCATCCTACAACTTTCATTGCTGCTGATGCTTATAGAATTTCTTACTGGTTAGCATCAAAAGTAAATACTTATGTTCTTCCTCCTGAAAGCAATCTTTCTGTTTCTAACCCATTGGGACAAAAGGGTTCTGTGGGCGCTAAAACCAATATTGGTGTAGCGCGAACACAGGAAGAAAGGCTTGTAAGAGTAGAAAGCGCAGCAACTGCTGTATAGTTTGATATAGTTTAAAAGGGGGGCTGGTGATAAACCAGTCCCCCTTTTAATGGTCATAATTAATTTTCTTTTCTAAAATGTCTTTAAGAATACCACTTAAAACCCGAAATTTGGTTCCTTCTGGGGCAAGAACTTCAAACGGAAATAGTGGAGCAATCACCATAAATGATACTGATATAGAAAATCTTTTGATAAGATTAAGTGTTACTGCTTCTTCTGGAACATCTCCAACTTTGGATGTTTACTTTCAGCAATCTTTAGATGGTGGTAATACTTGGGTTGATGTTGCTCGCTTTCCACAAGTTACAGGAACATTATCAAATCCACATTATTTAAGCCTTTCTGTTGGAGCAGATAATAGAATTGCTTCTTCTGTTGGTGATGGAACAATTGCCGCTAATTCTATTGGAACTTCTTTAGTTTCCAGTGTTTGGAGAATAAGATGGAATATAGGAGGAACTTCTCCTTCATTCACTTTTGCTGTTGACGCTTTTTATGCTTAATTTTTTAGGATAAGATGGGGTCGCTCCCTGTCTTATCCGCACATTAAAAACTTTTCAATATGACCTTACAAAAAATCTTTGACAAAACAAGAAGATTGACAAATACAACAACAATAACCTTACCAGATACAAGACTTTTGGAGTTATCTAACGAGACTTATCTTGACATTCAAAGAAGGCTGGCAAATGAAGAAATAGAAATTTTTGGAACAATTAAAAAGACCGATTTAGTAGCAGGACAAGCAAATTATCAATTACCAACTGATATGTTGACAATTTTGAGAATGGAGGTAAATTATGATGATCCAACAGATAATACGAAATGGAGAAAAGTTAATCAAACTGATTTAGCAAATCTTCCTTTTGAGTTTTACAATCTTTTACAATCTCAACCAAAATCAAAACCATTAATGGATTTATTTGCTTCACAAATTTTTCTTTTTCCTCAACCAACTTCGAATAAAGCAAACGGTATAAGGCTTTGGTATATTCCCAGGCAGCCAGAATTCACGAACGCATCGGACGAAATACCTGCAATTTTGAACAATTACTGGGAGGTTTTTGCTTATGGAAATGCATTTAGATATTTTGAAGAAATAGGACATCCAGACGCAAATAGAAAATTGGAGTTGTATGAGACCTTTATGCAAAGGATGATTGAAGATTTAAAGGTGGAAACTATAGAGCCAATAAAAGTTCAAACGGTCGATTATTTCAACCGGGGCTGGCTTTGATAAAAAATGGTTTTTGATCCAGTGAGAAATTTTTGTAAAGTAAATGTCAAACAAGGTTATGATAGTACTGCTAATACTATTGAATTGGCTTTAGGTGAAGGAAATAAATTGCCAGATCTATCAACAGAAGGACAATACAATTTGGTATGGTGGAATGCTACTGATTATTCAGATCCTACTGATGATCCATACAAAGAAATTGTTAGAGTTACAGCAAAATCAGGAGACCAATTGACAATCTTAAGAGGACAAGAAGGGACAACAGCGCAAAATCATAACTTACCAGGAAAGAATTATAAAATGATGCTGACAT